GTATTTGATGAAAATAAAAAAAATTACGTAAGCGGTGGGCATCTCATAGGTGACCGCCTAGAGCATAAATGGAGCGGAAAAGGTTCTGATGAATGGGGGCATCTTCTGGACATAATGAGCGGTCAAAACATTACGATAGATAATGTGGAAGCCAAGCATGGCAATGGTGACGGCCTTGTTATTCACGCCAATGAATTTACGTGGAAGTCTAATTATGTGCCCACAAAGGGGATTTTGATCAAAAACAGCCGATTTATAGAAAATCGTAGGCAAGGGATCAGCATTGTCGATACACAGGGAACGACCATAGACGGTTGTCATTTTGGCGGCACGGGAAAAGACCTTCCCGGTTCCAATGGTACAAACCCACAGTTTGCTATAGATGTAGAGCCCTACCGCGAGCGGGATGAAGTAACGGGCAAAGTACATGAATATGAGAAAGTGAGCAATGTGATCATCCGCAACTGTACGGAAGTTGGCAGCAAGCGCGGTGGTTTTATCTTCAAGGCCGGTGATAATATTCTTATCGAAAATAACACGCTTGAAAGCGGGATTGTAATTGATCACGTGACCAATACCACTGCCCGAAATAACACGCTGATCAATACCGATCCAAACAATAACAGACTGGGAATTGGTCTGGGGTCAACTTCTGAATTTTCCCATAACAATTCTGCGATAGGGAATGTGATTCAGGGTTACAGTCAAGGCATCCGTGTGGGTGGTGAGGGAAGCAAGGTTCACGACAATAAGATTTCGGACTTCATTTCTGGCATCGTTATCAAGAATGCGATTAACGCAGAAGTGTACGACAATCATACCGCAAGCGAACGGCCTACCAGTATCGCGCTATTTGCGCATTCCACCTATGCGGAAAATGTTCGCATATATGCAAATTATTTCCGTGGAGGCAGATCGGCGGCACAGTTCACCACGATCAACAGGAATGGGCAAAATGGCAAAATAACGGTTGACAATAACACTTTTGACAACACTCAGGCCGTAACCTTTGACCGCGTGAACAATGCGGAATTCCTTCAAAATACGGTATTGGGCGCAATCACGGTCAGGATGACAGACGGGCTATCGCTCATTGAAAATGAAGTACTGAGCACTAGTTACGGCATACAGCTGCGCGAGGGCAATGGGCTTATCACGATCAAGGAAAACACAATCCCTAATGCCTGGGGCTGCGTGGATATTAAGGTGCAGCCGGAGGAACTTGTAAGGGAAGGGAATTGTCCCCCTAGCCCCCAAATCCCCCTAACCCCCGAAGGGGGAACTAAAAATTAACAATTAACAATTAATCTTAATACCTACTTATCATGAAATTCAATTCAAAATTATTATTAGCATTTTTATTCCTATTTGTATTTGTCACCGCACAGGCTCAGGCCGGGATAGATTTTATCGGCCTCGTTGGAAACCTCGTTGATCTTGGTACAACCTTCGGAACCGTCGCAGGTTTGGCGGCCGCCGTTATATGGATAACCGAAATCCTAAAAATCCAGCTTATGCCAAACCGTACCTGGACCATCGCACTTTCCTATGGTGTCGGGGCAATACTTGGAGGTATTGGCTGGGGACTCAAGATTGGCATTTTTGAGAACATAAAATGGTATAATCTGGTATTTGTCCTATTGATCGCAATTCCCCAGGCCAACGGATTTTATGGATATAACTGGGTACGGAAAATCCTTAATTTCTTAACGCCCCAGACGCATCAAGTAGAACTCAAGGAGGCATGAATCGTGAAAACCTAAAAGTAATCGCAAAGGGCACCGGTGCAATTCTATTGTACACCGCCCTTGCGCTGCTTTTGATATCCATACTCGGATGAATAAGGACAAAAAATGAACATATTGAAATTCTTAGCGCTCACATTCCTAAAGATCCACTACGGCACCGCATTGGTTAAACTCAAGAGTACGCTGATACTTTCAATGTTTCCGGCAACGGCGTTGATTGCGCCCCTTGGAATATTCGACCTGGTGCGCGAATGGATAACCAGCAATGGCAGTTATATATTCTTCGTGCTGGTTGCCATCATTATAGACCACTTATTGGGTACGGTCGTGCATTTTTTTATAAAGCGCGATTTTAGTTTTAAAAAGAACATTGTCGGGATATTCGTGAAGCTCGGGCTTGTGTTTTGTGTGGGAGTACTTTTTGAGGGATTCAATTTTATCTACACTTCAGAGAATCTAATCACAGAATGGCTGAGTGTGATCACCCGTATAATGGTTTTTCTATATCCTGCCAGTAGTGCGTTTATCAACTCGTCAATAATTACAAAAGGGAAATTCCCGCCCGTTGCATGGATCAATAGGATTTCAAATTTCAATAAAAATTTAAACATTCATGAACTTACAGATAATGAAAAAGGTAACTCTTAACCGTATTTCTAACTGGATTTTCATTGCCTTCATGGTTCTAGTATTGCCGGCTGCTGCGGCTGGGCTTTTTATTAGTTATGAGAATGCGCAGATCCTGAGTGAAATGCCCAAAAGCATGAGCGTGGAAAACAGGAAATCATTGATCAAAAGTTATTATAAGACAGAAAAAAAAACCGATAGCCTTGAAAAGGTTGTAGGATATAGGGGCAAGGAGATTGACAGCTTGAGATCTGAGATCAGAATATTGAAAATGCGTATAAATAAAGAATTATGAAACTAAGCGAAAAACAACAGAGCATATTAGTTAAAGCCAAAACACAATGAAGCGACGGGAATTGATATTTACGGAAAAACTCAACAAAAATATTCTCAAGACAGAAATTGACGATTTTATTGAGAAAGTGATCATGATTTCCTGCCAGCTGCAGATTAACCCAAACTGGTTAATGGTGGTAATGGAATTGGAAACTGCCGGGACCTTCGATCCTTCCATTACAAATGCGCTGGGATATACGGGATTGATACAATTTGGAAAAGCCAGGGCCAGTGATGTGAAAACCACTCCTGACGCGCTCAGGGAAATGGACGCCTATGCACAACTGGATTTTGTGAAAGACGCATTGATGCCTTTTAGAACAAAAATGCACCGATTGGTAGATGTTTATTTGGCCGTTTTCTTTCCTGTGGCCATTGGTAAGCCAGACGGTTATGTGCTGCACACCTCAAGATTGAGCGCGGAACGTATTGCAAGCTGGAATCCCTTATTTGACATCAATAGGGACAAAATGATTCAGGTCTGGGAAATCAAGCAGAAAATCAATGATCGCCTGCCTAATGGTTTTTATATATGAAAACAAGTCAAAAAATACTGATGGGTGCGGTTATCGGAGTTTTAATTCTGCTGATATTTCAGTTCAGGAACTGCGAAAGCGAAACGGGGACCATTCCCGAAATCACAAACGTACTGCCCACCCAGGAGCCTATTTATATCACGCCTGAAGCAGTGACGGAAACAAAGTGGAAGGATTCTATTGTCTACACCAAAAACCCTGTAAATAAGGAGTTGGCAGAGAATTACAAAGCGGCAAAGGATAGTCTGGAAAAATACAAACTTTATCTGAATGCGATCCAGATCCGGCAATTCAAGAACACCTTTGAAGATGAAAACGTAGCCATTACCTTGGAAGGATCTGTGCAGGGTGAAATCAAAGAATTTAAACCGTCATACACGATCAAGCCGCGGACTTTTACCCAAAAAACCACCGTATTCAGAATGCTTATAGGTGGAGAAGTGCGCGCCAGTTATCCGCTTGATTTGGTCAATTTTGGTGGAAATCTGGGATTTCAGAATAAACGAGGAAATATACTACGTTTTGGCTATTCCCGCATTAATGGGCAGGATTATGGGATTGTGGGGTATGATGTTTCTGTGTTTAGGATAAGGCGGTAATTCAGTTTAAAGATGTAAATTTATTATTCAAATCTGAATTTACATGGATAACTGGATAGACCTTGAAGATAACACGCCTGATCAATTGGGCACGTACAACGTACAAATCATAGGGCTGGATGCGGAATCAACGCAGCGCGAATCCCTAGCGATCTGGGGCGGCTTTGAGTTTACGCTGAACAATGAGGATCTGAAATCGTTTGAATATATTGCTAAGTGGAAGCCCGGGAAGATTCGTGAAGAATTTTATAGTGAGACGCTGAAAAACAGTAAAAAATAGGTTTATTTGTACGATATTTGTACGATAAATTAGTTTAATGTGTTTAAGTTATTGATAACTAATAGTTTGTGTTTTTAAAAATACTGGTTCGAATCCAATATGGTTCACAGTAAGAAAACCACATATTTTAGCCCGTAAACGCCTGTTTTCGGGCTTTTTTGTGCTTTGTCGTGACTTGCGCATTTGTGATAAATGTCTATATTTACGTTAATTTTACGTACATTTTGTACGTGTTTTGTACGATAAAATGGAAGCTACCATACAATTATATACTACAGATGGGGAATCAAAAAAGGGTTTTCCCGTAAAACTTGTGCTTTATAATGGCAAGCGCAAACGAAAAACGCTAGACTATTCCGCTATAGCGCACTGGAACGAAGCTACCCAATTGCCGCGGCCTGGGCATCCTAGATTTGAGCAGCTGTCTGAAATCATATTGAGTATGCGGGCGGTGGCGGTTACGTCAAAGTTTAAAAGAATTGAGCGGCTGGATCAGGCGCTTGACTTTTTGCAGAATACCGAAGGTGGTGGCGCTAATAATAGTGTGTATGGCTATTGTGATGTCTTAACCAAAAGGATGCGCGCATCTGGTAGGGATGGCAACGCGCTTTTTTATGAGGGTGTGATGCAGCAGTTTAAATACTTCAGTCACGAGCTTTTCTTTGATGATATCACGCCAGATTTTATTGAGCGCTTTAAAATGTACAAGCTTGATGGCTGCACGAATAAAACCGTAAAAGAGTATGTAGGCTGTCTCAGGGCGGTATATAACAAGGCGGTACGCGATCCCGATATGCTGATAAAGGATAAAAAGCCGTTTGAGAATGCCACGCGCGATCTGCCTACCCGGCGCAGGCGCAAAAAGAACCGCTATCTTGATCCTGAGGGTATAAAGCAATTGCAAGCGCTCACGGGGTTATCGCCCAGGCGGACCATGGTGGTAGATCTTACCTTGCTGCAGTTCTACCTGGGGGGTGTTGATCTCTTTGATCTGTATTATCTGAAAAGAAAACAATTGTACGGTAACCGCGTAATGTTCCAGCGCGGAAAATTGGGAAAACTAAAAATAGAATTTGATGTACGCGTATTTGAACCGGCGCGAAAAATTTTGGAAAAGTATATGGCATCTGAGGGGGAATATGTTTTCCCTTGGAAAAAACCGCATAAATCTTATATTACCTGGCGTGGTCAGCATAATAAATGGCTTATAAAAGTGCAGCAAAAACATGGCATTGCCCTCAGTCCCATAGACGCGAACCTGACCAGTAAAGTGATGCGTCACAGTTTTCGTACCCGCGCAAAATTTTTGCATATTGAGGTGGATATGATACGTGAACTTATGGGGCATGAGCGCGATGATGTTGATACTGCCTATGCGGATAAGTTTAGCGAAAAAGAGCGGGATGCAGCGCAGAAATTGATTATTAATCTGGATGATTAGAAAGTGTCTTTATGATTTGTCATATAGTTAGAGAAGCCAGATATTAAAGTATTAATATCTGCCCGTGCTTTTTCTTCGGTGTATGCCAGATCATCATTTACGAATGCAGATGTTAGTGATTGATATTCTTCCGGAGAAATTGTTATTCTGGCAGCGTTATTTTTAACCTGTATTTTAATAATCGCAAAAATTTCATAAGTAGTATCGCCATATTGTGAATATTGACCACCTGATTTTAATAGGTATTTCCCTGTGACAATTCCCGCTTCTTTATCTGAGAACTGCTGGACGCTTTTTGCGCTGGTAAAATTTTCAACCATCCATGTGTTTGCTTTGATGTACAGTTGGTCTTTTCCCTGTGTTAAAACGACATCTTGTGAGACTGGCGCAATGATGACAGGTGTAGCTTTGAAGCTTCCGCAGGCAATAAAGCAAAAAGATAAAAGTAATAGTGATAATTTTCTCATAGTTTAACTAGTTGAATGAAACTCTTTAGTGTATTTTGTCGTTATATATTTAACTTTTAACGATAAACCCCAATTTTGAAAAAAGATATACAACGATTGATTGATCAGCTTGAGCTACTGGATGTTTACAATGATACTGAAAAATTACTGATACTAAAGGAGTTAAGAAGATCTGTTCTTAGCAAGGTTCGCAATGGTGTTTTCAAGTCTTCTAAGTGATTCTTCAATGCTTTCTAACTTTTTTGCTGATATATTAGCCATTATCTTGGTTTCCTCTGTATTTATTATTGTCAATTGCAGCGTGGTTGAAAATGCCTGATCGCGCTCCTCGATAATCTCTTTGAGATCGTTAAAAGCTGTTAATAATTCATTTTCCTTAGTCGTGCTTTCTTCAGTTCTTACTGGCTTTACATAATTGGGATGGTCCTTAATTTTCCTCCCTGTTATTTTATCTTCTACAAAATCAAATATTTTCTCAATTGTTCTTGAGCGGGGGTGCTTTGTCTCTCCTGTAAGAATTCTGTGTATGCCGCTGTGATTTAAGCCAGTGCCTTCGGCTATCTCATACGCAGTGATTTCATTGTCGTTAATGATCTCAAGTATATTTCTCAACCTTTTTTCAATTTCTTTCTTGCTCATAATCAGTTATTTATATAAAATATATTAATTTCAATTGAAAATACATTGAAAATACATTTATAATATATATCTTTGACCTAACAAAGTAACAAAATAAAAGCTTTCAAACAGTGACAAAAAACTAATCAATCCATTTTTGATATGAAAGTACTAAGTAAAGCGGAGTTAAGGGTGGCGGAACAGATTGCATGGGGCCACAGTGAGAAGGAAATCGCTGATAAACTGTGCCTTAGTGTTGCGACCGTTCACAATCACGCCTATACTATCAGAAAGAAATTAAAGGCGCGTGGTGCTGTAGATGTTGCCCGTGCATTTATCCTGAGCCTTGACGATCCTAAAAAGTATTTTCTGGCCGCATTTTTCCTTCTCATACAGGCTTCCATCATTGCTGACCTTCCAAAAATGCAACTTCGGAGAGCGCCAGTTTCAAGAGTGAAAATAACGCGTACCAAAGGTGGTCGCAAAAAAGAAAAAGAACATGGCTGGACGTAAAAAAATGAAAGTTGTTAAGGGCGTGTCCCCTGGGTGTTTTTTAGAGGACGAACTGGCTAAAGTGCTGCTGAAATATGCTACCACTGATATACGCCGTGAAGTTTCAGAAAAAACCGGAGTAAACTTTAAAACGGTTGAAAATATTATCACGCAGACCAATAGGATCACAAAATCTAATCGGGTTGCACTGAAGGCCCTTATACAGGGAGCAATGTCGAATTGTGAGAAAATAAGCGAGGAAGCCGATGAATCTTACTGGTTTCTCGAAGAGAAATCATCTGATTTATGAACGCATACTTTAAAGATAGCGGCCGCGATATCGCCACAAATAGATATATAAACGATCAGATTGCGGCAATTAACTGGCATCAATTAAATGAAGAACCTATGGCAAATGACCCTTTAAGCGATATACGCGCTACCGTTTTTTCAATAAACAATACCCTACATGAAGTTGGGTACAGTTGGGAAGAAGTTGAGATATTCTGGGATGAATGCATGAAAGAATGCAAAGAAGGCCACAGCTATGAGGACGGTGTGCAGTTGGGACCTACTACCACTGCGC